GATTCTAGTAGAACGCCCGTAGTAAATATAAGTGTTACGGATACAACAATTGACGTATCATATAATACAATTGGTTATGGAGCGAATAATATATTCAAAGTAGTACAAGGAACATCGATAAGTACAAAAATAGTTATTACTGATAGTAATATACAAAATTATACATTATTTTCAGTTGCAAGATACAACGGAAATAATAAATCAAGAATAATTACTACAAATACATATAACGGACTATATGGATTTCATTTATCTAAAAATGGGGTAGCATATCATGATAGTTGGTTAACTCAATACGAAAACACTTTTACAGATGTAAATAATTGGATTTTATCTACAGATTATGCATATAATTATAGATGTAACGGTATACCATTAGTCGTAAATGGAGTAGTAGGGAACGATTATTTGCCACCAATAAGCATAAATGGATACGAGCCATCAGATTATCAAGTAGCAGACATAATTATATATAATAGTAATTTATCATTTTCAAATATACTAAAAGTCGAAAGTTATTTGTTTAATTTGTATGGTTTTAGTGGATATTATTATAATAATATCAATTTATACTCGTTATATATGCCTAAATTAAATGTTCCAACTACGAATTACTACCATAAATGGTTTCAAATATTTTACAAAAGATAAAATATTTGGATTTTATAAAAACACCGAAAACGTTAAAGGGTTAAAGGTTATACATCCAAATATGGATGTAAATACTATCAAACTATCATTTCTATAGTAGAATATATGCATAATAGCTTGTCAAAGAAATTGATACCAGTAACTCCCGAAAATCAAGTTATTACACATATTTACAATAAAACTACCAGAGCGAATTTGAAAGACCCCTTTCAAATAGAAAAGGCAAAGAAATGGATAGGTGGAACGAAAAATACTGATTCCTCGGCATATATAAGAAAAAAGATGAGTAACGCGATTAGCAAGTCTGTAATTTAGGACCATAACTGTTTGTTGAAATACACATTATTGAAAAATCCGGAAAACGACCGTAGGGAGTTTGTAGGATTTCTTTTATATTCAGGAGAGCGACTGAAATGAGCTCGTAGAAATACTTTTATATTCCGGAGAGCGACTGAAATGAGCTCGTAGAAATATTGAAAAATCCGGAAAACGACCGTAGGGAGTTTGTAGGATTTCTTTTATATTGCGGAGAGCGACCGAAGGGAGCTCGTAGGAATATTGTTTACATCTATATTTGGATGTATAACCGTTAAAGGGTTAAAAAGAGCTCGTATAAATATTGTTTCGATGTAAAATTGATTCGAAACGTATTCAAAAATTTATATGTAAAGACAAATGAATTATCCAATATTTACACAGATAGAAAATGCAAGAATTGTATGGGATTATTTTTCAAAAAATATGAATTATCAGGTAATTCATATATTAGAACAAAACATATACAAAATAAATTGGAAATCGGTATCTTTATATCAAGACTCTGATGTCATTTTTATATTGAACAAAAAATTACACAAAAATTGTTGCTGTCAATTTACTCAGAATCAAAATTCAAATGTAGAAAAAACATTAGAAATTGAAAAATCCGGAGGAGTGGACGAAGGCCACGGCGTAGGATTTCTTTTATATTCCGGAGAACGACCGCAGGGAGTTCGTAGGAATATTAATCTACACAGTATATTTTGGTGCATTTTATCTCAAAATATGAATCCGAATGCGATTTCTAAATTAGAACGCAGTCTGTACAAAATAAACTGGAAAAAATTGTCGCAAAATCCGAATGCGATTTCTATATTAGAACGCAACTTGGACAAAATAGATTGGTCTTATTTGTCGCAAAATCCGAACGCGATTTCTATATTAGAACGCAATTTGGACAAAATAGACTGGAAAAAATTGTCGCAAAATCCGAACGCGATTTCTATATTAGAATGCAATTTGAATAAAGTAAATTGGTCTTATTTGTCGCAAAATCCGAATGCGATTTCTATATTAGAATGCAATTTGAATAAAGTAAATTGGTCTTATTTGTCGCAAAATCCGAATGCGATTTCTATATTAGAACGCAACTTGGACAAAATAAATTGGTGGTATTTGTCGCAAAATCCGAATGCGATTTCTATATTAGAACGCAATTTGGACAAAATAGATTGGTGCTATTTATGTAAAAACCCGAATGGGATTTCTATATTAGAGAAAAATGTAAACAAATTTTCATCTGGTTGTTGGTATTGGCTTTCTTTACATCCGAATGCGATTTCTATATTAGAACGCAACTTGGATAAAGTAAGTTGGGAATGTATATCAGAAAATCCCAATGCAGTTCATTTACTATTTACATACAATTATTCGGTGATGAAAGAAAATTTTGCCATTTTTGCAGAAGAACTTGCTCGTCATGTATTTCATCCTCTGCGATTGATGCGTTTTTGTGAAATGTACGAAATGGAATTGCAAGACTATGTGGAAATTATTGGGTAATTTCTTCAAAATAAATTTGAAGGATTATCTGTCTCTCACTCTCGATATAGAAAGAGAGAAAATAGTAGCCAAAAAATTGAAAAATCCGGAGAGCGACCGAAGGGAGCTCGTAGGAATATTGATATTTTTTACACCTTTTTTCATTTCAAACGAAATATCAAATGGGCGTTTGAAATGTTAAAAGGTGTAAAATATAAAGATAATACTAATAAAATGAAAGAATAGTTAACATATGTTATTATTAAACTATAATATACCCAATAACTCCTATGTCCCTCAAGAGATATACGACTATACTGACAATGAAAGAATGTTATTGATTCTCTTTGGAAATGTTTCTTTACAGACATTGAAAACCAACTGTTCTTTGAACAGTAGTATGCCCATAACGGAGGAAGCCGTCATTAAAGAAATCACGGATAAATATAACGTTTTTTTGAAAGAAAAGGAAGGTGTTATAACCGAACTGGAAGCACAAAAACGGATGACAATAGAATTATATAATGATTTATTGAACACTGAAAGAGAGAAGAGAGACGTAGAAATTCAAAAAGAAGTTTTGAAAGAAAAACAACACATCGATGAAAAATTTTTGATTATGAAAGAAAACTACGAAAAGGACATATTTTCTTTGAAAAATGAAAAGGAAAATATGAATCATCAACTAGAAAGACTGAAGTATTTGGAAAGAGAATACGCAATATTAGAAGAAAAACTCAAACATACTTCTACTAGTTTTAAAGATATAATTGAAAATGAAAGGAATATAGTATTCAAGGAATTAACCGAATCCTTTCAAACAGAAAAAGACACAATGAAAGAAGAGATACTTTCTTTGAAATCGACCATTTCGTGGTACGACAACACCATCAACCTCTTCAAAAGCGAAAAAGAGATTGAAATATTAAAGATTGAAAATGAGTATATAACGAAACAATCAGAACAATTGGGGTCTTTGCAAAAAGAAAATACATTTTTAAAGACGGAACTCCACAGTATTACAACTCAAATAGAAAAAGATAGATTCGATACATTGACAAAGAACTATGAAACCAAAGAAAACGCCATGACTGAATTACAGAAAATGGTAGAAGAAATCCGGCTCCAAACCTCCAAATCGGCTGTTTCGCAAGACAAAGGGAAGGTTGGTGAGATGTATTTCTTTGAATTAGTAAATGAACTATTTCAAGATATTGACGGGTTTGAAATAGAAGACAAAACCAAGGTTGGACATATGGGTGATTTCCTGATGAAATTCAAAGAAGGGTTTAGTATTATGGTAGACTGTAAGAATTTCAACAAATCCAAGGTTGGAACGGTAGATATAAAGAAATTCAAGGCGGACATCAAGAGTAATCAACACGTGCGTTTTGCTTGGATGGTTTCTTTCAATAGAGGTATATCCAACTATGATAAATATCCTATTCAGACGGAGTTCGAGAATGGGGTTCTATACTGTTATATGAATAGTCTTTTCTCTTGGGGCGAAAATCAAAGAAATATACTAATTTCTTGTTGGCTCTTTTGCAAAGAGATATATTTGAATTTCTTTGACAAAGAAAATGGGGATGCAGAGAAAATAATCACATTGATGAAACGGGACAATAATAAAAAACTTATCGCAGAAAGGGGGCGTAGGAAAATCAAAGAAATGAAGACTATGAATGAACAGTTGAAAGTTACTATATATGACTTGGAAAAGGATTTAATAGAAATTATAAAGGGGGATGTATTGATGCAGAATGAAGATAGATTGATTTCTTTGAAAAACTGGTGGAATCATTCTTTAATAAGAGAAGAGTCAAAGAAGAATAAAATAGAAATACAAGTATTATATGACAAGTTCAAACAAACGTTGGACGAGTTCGAACAGACCGACTTTGAATATGATAGTTTTCTATTGAATGTGAAGACGTTTGTCAAAGAAGAGGACTTTACCAAGAATAAGACGAAAGGGTCAAAAATATGTGTTTTGAACTATAAATGGATTGTGTAATTTTCTTTGAAATTGCAAAATCAGGAGGAGTGGCCGAAGGCCACGATGGATGAATATTCCTATGTCGTGGTCTTCGACCACTCCTCCGGAATATAAAAGAAATCCTACGTCGTGGCCTTCGTTCACTCCTCCGGATTTTTCAATTCTGTCATTTTCAAATTATCCATAAATCTTTTACTAGTTGATTCTACTAGTAAACCATTCGCATATACTCCATAATTCATATAATAATTGTCATTCTCCAACGCAAAATGATATATTGTATATTCTCCCGCAACTTCATATACGGTGGTTCTCTCATCCACGCAAGCAGGTAATCGGTATTTATCTTCGGTCATATATGGTACATCCTTACATAGTAGATTATTTACTTTATTTGCTTCTTCTAATTGTTTTTCGTCTTTAAACCTATCCACCAAAATACAATGACAACCCGTAATGACCAAATCTTCAAATACTTCTGGAAAATTTTGAGTGGAACATTTGTACAACTGGTCTTTAATTCTTTCCTCCGAACATTGATGGTTTATTTCAGTGCATCCTATTTTGTAAATGGGGGTGTATCCGTTTTGTGACGTTTTTACTAGTTCGCCTTTTTTTAGGTCTTGAATCCGTTTATACCCGCTCTGGGTTAGTATTTGGGTGTTTTCTTTGAAACATACAATTCTGTAATTTACTTTCATATTGAACGAAGGACCAGTTGAATTCGACTGTAAAAAATACATATTGCATAACGTGTCTATTGTTATACCCCAAGTATTATTTTGGTTTACATTATTTGTTATGGTGGACGTATTCAAATCATAAATATATACTCCCCACGTTGTACCATTATAATAATTGTAATAAAGACTGTTAATATAACTATTATAGTTTAACCATGGGGATTGTCCTGTAGTATTAAATGGTATAATTTTACTTTTACTAGATATATTGAAATTAAATGCTGAATCAATAGACGTTTTGTATATACCATCTAGATTGACATAATACACGTTATTACTTGAATCAAACGCACAACACGCTAATACAGTATTTACTGTACTACTAGACAGGTCAGTATCGAATGTCTTTGTTGGTATAATAGGATTATTTAAGGATGGGTCTGTATTCAAATTATATATAGCATAACTTGGGTCAAAATAGAATGGTCCGCCTAAAGTAACGCTTTTATACGCTAGTGAATATAAATTGTTATTATAAGGGTTAAGATATATTTGACATAAATTTAAGTCACGAGAGTTGTAGTTGTTCGTTTTAATATAAGTAGTTACCGATGTATAGTCAGTATTAAAGTTACATATAAGTGTATACTGAAGAGAAACATAAGAGCAACATACATATAGTCTTTTATTACAATAAACCATAGTGTAAAGATTATTACTACTATTCGATAAGGTTAACTCAGACGGTGGATTTCCAATAGGGCTACACGTAGCAGTGCCATTGTTAGCTTTTATATAAGAAAGATTTGCTATAACGGGAGCCGAGCCAGTATTACCACCTAAAGCGTAAAATAGATTTCCGTCTGAGTTATAAACAATTGGACCGGTAAGAATATTGCTACTATTACTCTGTGATACAGCAATATTTATTAAATTTGAATACCGGAATGACATATATATAATATGTGGATTTTAACCCTTTAACCCTTTAACGACGGATTTGTCGGTAAACGAATTTTGAATTATGTAAAGTTATATACAATTACTACTATAAATAGTTTCAAATATTTTACAAAAATGACAGAAATGGCAAATGGTTAAAGAGTTAAAGTTTAGTATTTTGTTATATTACTATAATATATGTCTTATATTCTTAATGGAGCTTATTATAAACCATCAACATGTTTAATTCCTGATAATTCAGGAGCATTAGGTCCAACGTGTATGTGTTGGAATACTGAAGAGACATATTTATATATGTTTACAAGTGTTATATCACCAACACTACCATTAATATATAAATATAATAGAAATGGAGTTCACACTCAAATTACTATTTATAGTAATAATGATAAATTACTCTTCAATAACCCTTTTCTTTTAACTACTGCTTCATGTGTCCCTTTAAATAATAAAATTTACACTATAAATCGTCAAAATATAGCTGGAACTAATAATTTGTATTTGTTTGAAATCGTAACAAAAAATGATAATTCAACTTCAAATACTATAAATAGTTATTTATTGCCTAATCTTATTTATAATAGCATTCCTTGTTTGTCTAATCAAATGTGTTATAACCCAAGTAATGGTTTACTTTACGTATTTTATTATCAAGATTCGTCCTCTAACACTTATACATATATTATCTCAATTGACCCAACTAGATTACCTACCCCATCAGTTGGGGCAACAGTAACATATAATAATGTGTCATTTCCAAGTTATTTTAATTCTTTACGTGGGAATAATTTGTCATTCTCCCAGTGTTGTTTTGATTCAATCAATAATTTGTATATGTCTGGTACCTCTGGTGATTATGGTAGTGGTATATTCGTTACCACTATTGATAATAATGGAAATTTGATTCAACCTACTTATATTACTAATCCATTTTATCAAGATTCTACTTATAATGTAGGTGCCTCATTAACACCTTCACGTTCTAATATGCCAACT